AATCAAATCATCTTCAGTCGCTTTCATCATAAGTTTGAGAGCGTCTTTAATCATTGACCTACATGGAGCTGGAGTAGAAGACTTTACAGCTTCTATACCCATAATCTTAAGTTTAGGATCTTCATATCTAACTCCCTCACTATCCCAAACATTAAGAATGTATCGTTTCTTTGCTGTCCAGATTCCACGGTCTGCAATGTTCTCCCGTTTCATCTGCATCTTCTGATCATATGCATTTACATACGACGCAAGATTTTGATAAGAGGAATCGATGAACGGTTCCAACTTGTCCTTACAGATCTGGTCAATGATCGTAACAATCTTATTCTTATCGTCAAGCTTATTACTAAAAAATTTATTAACAAGAGGTCCAAAATTAAGATAGATTGAATCAGTGTCAGATGCAATGACATAATCAATCCCCTCCGTTTGTAATAGATTATTTAGATAACCATTCATACGGTTTTCAATCCACCGAATAGATACCTGACCACTCAGTGTGATAGCTTCTGCATTTGCAAGTTTGTAATATCTGAAGTACTGATTACCAACGGCACCATAAGCTGAGTTCAGTGTAATCTTTCTAACCATTTGAAAGTTATTGAACTTTGCAATATCTTTCACAGTCTGATCACGAAGTTTCAGAAGTTGTGTATCAGTCAATTTAGAATAGTCCTTATCTGATACCACTATCTCCTTTTGTGCACCTTCTCCTGCACCTCCGATTAAATACCCAATAACAACCTCCGGCACACAGCATCTCTCATTAAATTATACCACATTTTTCTTATTAAATGAAGGACGATTATTGTTCTGTGTTACATAATCCGCCCACACAACATTCTCCGGACAATAATCACCACTACTATCCAATCTTTCAAGTGTCATACCTTCTGGTGGTTCACCCATATCCTCATAAAAGTTTATAAAGGTTCTCCACCTATCACAAACTTTTATACCTTTTGCCCCATACTTATGATAACCAACACTATTGGGGTTATGGCATCTCATTACCATAGAGTTCCACCTACCATAAAGTTTTGTTTTAGTATGTTGATGGTTTCTTTCTTTTCTAGCACAACCACAGGATATAGTTGTTCCATTTTTTAACTTCTCCCTCCTTACAGATTTCTCATTTCCACAGGAACATTCACACAACCAATATGTGCGTCTCCCTCTCCTTTCAACAGAAAGAGCAGTAAGCCTACCAAATGTTTGTCCGGTCAAATCTTCTAACATAATACCCCCAATAAAGTATTATTTATATTATATGATATTTTATAGGGGAGGTGTTTACTTAAGACCCCTTCTCTTCATCTCCGATTCAATATCAACTAGTTTCTGTTTACTCTTCAACATCTCCTTCTTAAAGGCCTTACGTTCAGCATACATCTTCTCCATCAATTCAGGTAGAAATCCCCTTTCATCCTTTCTATACATTGCACCATTAGCACAAACCGCATAGTCCTTATACATCTCAAATGTAACTTCTTCATTAAGAAGTTTATCCACACTCACACTTGGATGTTTCTCATCCAAAAGTGTTTCTGGTGAGATATTGTATTGCATGATTAAGTGAGGATATAGGGAGTTAAGGTCAAAAGAAACCACATAATCATAAAGACCTGGTTTAGGTTCTTTGACATAAGCTCCAGCAAACTTAGAATCTTTCTCACTTCTATCCTTTGGGGGAACTACAATTTTCTTCTTTTTCAAATAATTGTAGATAATGGTATCCCACAATCTAACCTGAAACATCACATCAGTGTAGTTGACTTTACCATCATATGCCATTGTGATAGCAAGTTCAATCAATCTCAACTTGTCTTCCAGTCGATCAACAAGTTCCACGTCAATAATGTTGTAATCTACAAACTTCTTCCAGTTCCCGTTATAGAAGTCTTTGAAAGTATCAAACTCGGAGTGATCCAACTTCTTCTGACCGAGTTCAATATTAGCAATATAGTCTAGTCGATAACTCTCTTGATTTGTATAAGTAAACTTCTTATACAACTCCAGGTAATCTAGAGTAGTTGTGCCAGCAATATCATAAACATTAAACTTTCTACCCGAGATATAGATCTCTTCATGACTTACCAGTCCCCATGGTGAAAGAAGTTTAAGTTTCTTCTGTCCCATAATTCTGTCAATACGGCCACAAAGATATGGAATATCATAAAGACGACAATTCCAACCAGTCACAACCTCAGGGGGATTTTTATTCCAATGATAGATGAAAGAATTAAGCATATCAACTTCATCATCATAATGATAATAAGTTACATTATCCTGAGTAGGAGTATAAGGTTTTCTTCCCCAGGTCTTAATTTTTTTAGTGGCATAATCCTGCATGGAGATAGTGAGCATCTCCTCTGAACAAGAATCCGGATCAGGAAATCCTTGTTCAGATTTGACCTCAATATCAATGGTCACAAGATTGATTTTTTTAATATCAAACTTGATCTCATTTTCAGGATACTTATCAGAAATGTATTGGTAGATGTACCTTTCATTACCATAGATTTTGAATCCATCTACATCTTCATACTTCTTATAAAACTCCCTACAATCCTTCACTGTACCTGGTTGAATAGGTTCTACATTCTCACCATCAAGAGTTTTCCATCCAGTTTCTTTATTTGATTTCACATAAAGAGTTGGTTGAAATTCCTCTTTGAAGATGACGCTTTTCCCATTTTCATATCCACGGACCAAAAAGTTGTTACCAACCATCTGGACATTCGTATAATAACGCATTATTCAACTAGGCTTTCATACTTGTCTTTAAGTTTACCGTTTGGATCTGCAATCGTCAAGATCTTATCCGAATGAATCATGAATGTGTTTTGAGTTGAATAATCAACCATCCAAGGAGAAAGAGAAAGATCGGATTGATTTAAAATGAAGGGTTCTATCAATTTACAATCAGGTTCTCCGAGATCAGTTGATACTTCTTCAATCTGTGTTATCAGAATCTGATTGTTCGTCAACACTAGAAGTTTTAGATTTTTCATATTTTTCCAATCCTTTTACATATGTTTCTTTAAGTTTTTCAATTGGTTCGACCATACCAATAACCCAATCAGATACTACAGGGATATATTGATCTTGGCTGAGAGGAGCCCATGGAATCAATTGCATCTTAAGTGAATTTTTACTTACACTTTCAGATGGGATATCTCCAAAGAGCTTTACTCTACATGGAAATCCAAAGAAATAACCAACTACTTTATCTTCCCCGTCAGTTCCAGGAACTGTCATTTCTTTAACATCAGCAATAACGTCTTCACCAGACTTAAGCATTACAAGTCTAATAGTCATTCTCCCAATTTCTCCTTATTAAGTCTTACAACTTCATGATAGATTTCCAGAGCTTTCAAAGTCTCAGGTGTTTCTACCCAAGACCACTCTTCAGTTCTTCCTTTTTTATCAATTTTCTCAAATTTTTTATTAGTCATTTTTTATAGAAATTCGTCAACTACATTATACCACAAATACACCATTCTTTTCAAGAAACTTAAGAGTATCTTTTAAACTACCAATGTGAGCATATCCTATTGAAATTTGTGGATATTCAGCGTTCTCACCAAATTCAGACTCAAATGATTTTTGGCTGAAATGGTTATTCAACTTGTATTCTAGAATCTTTGAATTTAAAGATTCAAAAAGACTTTTAGCCCTTTCCGATTCTTGATTCCCATTTGTGTATATCACTACTTTCATAGTCTCAGTCTCTTTGTCTCCAGTCATCAGGTTTATCTTGTTTAAACCACTCTACAATTTCGTCAGCACCATGAAATCCGTTTGTATGATTTGAAGGATCAGGATCACCTAATCCCATTTTATTCAAAAAATCATCCATACTACCTTCCTCAATTCCAGATGCTTGGCGTCTTGCTTTATTTAACATCTCACGAGCAGAAGTATTAGCTTTTGATAACTTTTCCGCCCATATCATATCATCTAATTTTACCTCTTCCCTATTTACAATACACTTACAAATGAACTCCAACCGTAGTCTGTATTGGGTTGATAACATAGAATGTCTAATCACATCTGTGATATTTAGGGAAAAAAATAAGGAGATTCCTGGATTTTGCCAGGATCTCCTATGCGGCGACGATACCTAATATTTATAGGTAATCTTTTCTTTGATGATGTTCTGGAACGACTTTACCGAGTGTAATACTCAGTAACCCATCCTCAAAAGTAACTGATCTAACTTCCGTTTCATCTGAGAGTGTCCAAGATCTGGTGAAAGGTCTCTGAGCCACTCCTCGGTGGACGTATTCTGTTCCTGTTTCTTTATCCTCTTTTTGTCCTTCGACAAAGAGTTTACCATCTTGTGTGTAGACATTGACTTCTGCTTTTCTGAATCCTGCTAATGCAAGTTCTAATCTCGATTCTGTGTTGCTGATCGTGACTAGATTGTATGGTGGATAATTACTTGTTGTTTCATGCAAAGTTGTAATACGATCAAAGTAATCTTCCATACCAATGCTGTTTCTATTTATGAGGTCTAGAAACTGATTCAAATTTGCGGCATTATACTTCATAAGGTTGGTCATTTTACTTCTCCTTCTTGAGCGAGATTTGATTGTGTGGACCCCGAAGGCATCCAATACTAATTATACACGATACAAAAAAAGATGATGTAGTAATAACCACACCATCTTATATGGGTTTCCGACTTTTGAAGCGACCGCACGAAAGATCGCAAATTTATTTATTCATCTTCCTGAGCCTTACCTTTCTTACCAATATTATACTTCTGTTGCAGATTCCACTCATTCTTATCTCTGTAAGGAAGAACTTTAATCTGATTTAATGGTGCAATATCAAGAATTAAATCTTCCTTTACAACTTGAATCAAACCCCAGTCAACAAGAAGTCTGGTAATACGGTTTCTTCTCTGAACATCATTCACTGTAAGATTTGCATACTTACCATCAAGTGCAAACAGTTCTTTGAAGTGAACAATATAATACTTACCTTGTTTATGAAGGATATGACAAGATTGATAGAGTTTCTTTTCCTTACGAGAAGCTACACCAATTCTTGTAAGTGTTTCACGGACCTTAAGAAAATCATCAGGTTCATTTAACCTAACCTCAACCATTTTCTCTTGAGACCAATTAACCTGAGGTTCAACAGTTTGATTCATTTTTTTCCACCAGTGTCAAGTCGTTTCTTTATAAATTCAATTTGTTCATGAGATAAAATTTTCATTACCTGAGATGCTTTTTCATTACTATAACCATAGTAACTCTTTACATATTCAAGATCTGTGATCTTATCCTTTCGAATCCAAGGAGAGAACCTTTTCTTCTTTCTCAGAATATTTATATAAAAATTATATTGTATATCTTTATCTAAGAAATGATACTTATTCATTTCATTAGCGAAGAGAATACAGTCAAGATGACCTGACAGGCATTTATTTACAATAAAAGGAGGATAATCCTTCTTGAGAGATGGATCCTCCTCCAAAAGATTTTTCTTTGTAAAATTAATTGAGTTTAACCAATCCTTAAGTTCCATATCAAAGAATCAACTTTTTATTAGGTGTTGCAATTGGAGAAAAAATCTTTTCATAATTCTCCACTACATCATCTCTGGCATCACATTGATAAACAATAAATTGTTTGTCAATTGTCAATGTTGTCTTATCTTTTTGAAGAATAGACCAGGGCCCAAAACCAACTTGTCCAGATGCATTAGGAATTGCTACAAGTGGGTTCTCAATCTCAATAGTGTTTTCATCTTCATTGATGAGGGTAAAGATAACTTCTTCACCCGTGTTCATACGAAATACTTTAACGTTCATTTTAATAAATCATTTAAAATTACATTCAACCATAATTTCCGTCAACGCCGCCAGAAGATTAATTTCTTGATCTGCGACGAACGCAATTTGATACTGATACTTAGCAATAATAAGGACAGCAGCAGCAATACCAGGGCCGTCCAGGGCATTATAACAACCATCGTAAATGCGGCGAAGAAGTAAAGAAGGATCATTATCCAAGTTATTAACGACCCACTTCCGTACTTCAGAAAAGTTTTTTTCTTTGAGGTTTTTAAAGAGATCATCTGTTTTTACATCACTAAAGGTTGCTAGAATTCCAGTGTCAATTTTACCACTAACAGAATATCTTTGACACTCGTTAAGAACACGTCTCCAATCTGGGAAGTGTTTATTGATAAGTTCTACAAGAACTTTTGGATCATATTCCACACTCTCCGTCTCAAGTATAGACCGGAGACGGTTGAAAAACTTCGCTGCAAGTTCTTGTCGTTCCTTTCCTTTGAGGGAGAAGTCAATGACGGCACAACGAGAGTGGAGAGGTTCAATGATTTTGTTTTTGTAGTTACATGTAAAGACGAATCTACAATTACCAACAAATTCCTCTGTAAACGCCCTAAGGGCGAGTTGTACATCCGGGGTTGTGTTATCTGCCTCATCAATGATGATGACTTTGTGTTTAGCATCTGATGAAAGTGATACGGTCGAAGCGAAGTTCTTCGCATTGTTTCTGACAGTATCGATGAATCTACCCTCGTCGGATCCATTAATGACATAAACATCTACTCCAAGTTCATTACAAAGTGCTTTAGCTACGGTAGTTTTACCACATCCAGGAGGACCGGATAAGAGGAGATTTGGGACCTCTCCTTGTGTTAGGAAGTCCTTGAAGGTCTTTTTAATACCCTCTGGAAGGATACATTCTTCAATTGTTTGTGGGCGATAAGATTCACACCAGACGAAATGTTTTCTATCAATAGGAGACATGTTATAATAAATAAAAGGGTCTGTAAGTTTCAATAATGATTATATACAAAATAACCAATGAAATCAATGGTAATTTTTATATTGGAAAAACTACAAAAACTATTGAAGAGAGGTTTAGAAATCATCTCTACGAGTCATCATACAAAAGAAGTAACACTCCCTTATACAAGGCAATTAGGAAATATGGGAAAAATAATTTTACCATAAAAATTGTAGAATGTGAAGTTCCCGTATTAGAACTTGATGATAGAGAAAAGTATTGGATTGAAAAACTACAACCTCATTACAATCTAACTAAAGGTGGAGAGGGAGGAGATACATCAAACTCCCCAAACTTTATTCAATCAATGAAAGAATATCATAAAAGAAAACCAAGAGAAGAATATGCAACATATGGAATGTTGGGGAAAACTCAACCTAAATCATCAAGAGAAAAAGTTTCAAAGGCCAACTCGTATCCAGTAGTATGTGAAGGAAAAGAGTTTCAATCAATAAAAAAAGCAGAAGAATACTACAGAGCCTTAGGAACACCAAAATCTGTAAGGAAAAGAATTGATAGTCCCAAACATAAAGATTGGTATAGAATTAGACCTAAAAGAGTTATACACAGATAATTCATTACGACTCATCAATTTTCCTCAATTCAAAAGAACCGTCTTTACAGTCAATCCATTCTAACACATCTCCTTCTTTCCATCCAGTTTCTTGGAGAATTTCTTCTGTGAATGTCAATACTCCATCATCATCAATAGTCAATGTTGTTTTCATACCCATTCAGGTTTACGGTTAGGTAATCGAAGGTAATTATCCTTTACCCAAGGTTTAGATGCAATATACATCTTATACTTTGTATAGATATCAACAGTTTCATTATACTTGAACTCATCAGGTCCTGCAAACACAAAGGGTTTAGGACCCTTACCACTACGTCCTGTGGGATCTCCAGTTGGGAGAATGGTCTTAGCATGAAGTAGAGTACCTTCACAGGTATGAACCTTACCATACCTCAACGTATACTCCTTACAAAGGGCCAATCCATGAGACAAGAGCCACTGCCAGTTCATCACAAAATCATTTGCCCATATGGTACAGGGATGATTCCTAAAAGACCCTTTATCCGTCTTGTAGGGGGTTCCATCGACCTTAGGGAGGGTTCCAAACCCATGACCCCATTTCTCAGAACACACAATGGCAAGCATCTGACAGGTCTCTAAAGGCATCTTAACGATGTGTTTGTCAGGAAGAACCCTTGCAGATTCCCAAGGGTCCGGAGAAGTAATAAAAATATTCAAAATATTCATCCCAAAGGTCTCTTAAAAGTTTCAGAAACTAAATCAGTTGCACCCATGGCCTCGTACATATAAGTTGCACCAGACCTTGGATTTGTATGTTCACCACATGTAAACACATCACAGACTGCCATACCATTCTCAGGCCATGTGTGGATTGAGATGTGAGACTCTGCGAGAAGAGCAACAGCAGTAACTCCTTGAGGTTGAAATTTGTGAGATTGAATACCTAGAAGTGTACTCTCAGATAATGAGGCAGCATTTGTAAGGACATTACGAATATGTGCCTCATCATCCAATAACTCAAAAGGACAACCCTTTAATGTGAAGAGTATATGTTTCATCACCCAAAAGTAGAATCTGGTTCAAGAGCGATATAATAACAAAGATCGTGATTCTGACTCGTAAACCTAGAAAGAAGTTTGGAGGAAACTACAACATCATAGGTTCCAGGAAGGATCTTCAAATTCTCCTCTTTGAAATTAAATACAAAGTCGGAATCAGTTTCACCAACTTCGATATCAAATTTGTGAGAGGTATCGTTCTTCTTATCACGAACAACCAGTTTTACAATACCATCTTCACCAATAACAGAAATATCTGGAAGTTGATAAACAGAAGATGCTTTCTTAAGTTTCTCAAGTTGTTGACTTGTGATTACGAAACTCACATCTTCAGTGGGAAGTGAAATTTCTTTTTCAGGAGGAGAAACAATTACTGTAGGATCTGCAAAGAAGTACTTGGATCTCATCTTTCCTTCTTTGATGAGAACATACTCATTATTTGTAAAATCAAGATCTGGATTTGAGTGGAGGCTCAGACCATTCAAAAATTGATTGAGATCATAGATACCAAAATCTTTAGGAATATCTTCCGTAATTGTTGCTTCTGCAAGAATATTCTTCATAACAGAAATAGATCTCAGTTTGTTACCTTCTTTGAAAAGAATCGATTGATTGATCGAAGAAAAGTTTTTGAGAAAATTGACAGTAGTTTCAGACAGTTTCATGTTCATTGGTTGTAAGTTTCACGTTGTGCATTGCGATCGTTGAAATTCATGAGAAGAACTGCATAATGCATAACCTTCATGATGTCCATACGAGCAGTACCTTTTTTATCATATCGAGAAGCATACTTCAGAATGTTAGATCTACAGAATGCTTCACCATCACCACATGCCTCAATCAAATCCAGTGTTTGGATTTTATCATCACCAGCAGAATAGTGCTGACTGTAAGTTCCTCGAATATATTCAAGGAGTTCTTTTACAATCTCTTCTTCATTATACTTCCAGTGATTTGGAGGATTTAATTCTTCATTAACATAATTATTTTCGTTCATTGCATTTCCAATAATTTGTAAGTAATCATCACCACTACCATAAATTTCATCGTGGGTTTTCCAGTAATTGTCCCAGAATTCACTTTGACAATTTGATTCAGAGTTTTTCATATTAGATTATATCAAGAGAAGTTTTCAGAGTCAAGAGATCCTTTTTCAGAAGGCATTTGGAACTCAGAATCTACTTTATCATAAAGTTCCATAAAAACTTGTTTGGTTTCATCATCAAAACGATTCAGACATACCTGAATTGCTTTTGCTTTATCACCAAAAATTTCAAATGCTTTGATGATATGAACCAAACGACGAGTACTGATAATCTCGTCAATACCACCATCATAGAAGGTTTTACGAATAATGTCACCCCAATCTACAAGACGAGTGATGAAATTATCATCATTAACACCAAGAGACTCAGCAACCTTCATCAGAATCTTTGATTCATTGGCAGGAGTAGGATACTCTTGCTCAAAAGTTACAGGGAATCGTTCTAGGAATGCTTCATTGAGAACGTTGGTTCCAATAAATCGTCCATCATCTGAACCCTTACCCTTAGTGTTTGCTGTGGCAATAACGTTGAAACCATCTTTAGGTTGAACGAACTTACCAATCTTTTTCAAGAAGACTCCCTTACCTTCAAGAATAGATTGAAGACACAGAATCTTATTAGATGCCAAGTCAATCTCATCTAGAAGCAACACAGCTCCCCGATCAAGTGCCTCAATGACAGGACCATTGTGCCATACAGTTTCACCATTAACAAGACGAAAACCACCAATAAGATCATCCTCATCAGTTTCGATCGTGATGTTAACACGGATCAATTCCCTCTTGAGTTGTGCACATGACTGTTCAACCAGGAACGTTTTACCGTTTCCAGAAAGTCCTGTAATGAACGCAGGATAGAAAAGATTGGACTGAATAATCTTTTTAATATCACCGAAATTACCAAACTTGACGAAGGTATCATCTTTTTCTGGGATAAGGTTTTGTTCGATTGCAGGTGTTACTGCAGGAGAATTATAAGATACTTCCAATTCCTGAACTGATTCTTTTGTTACTTCAAGATTCCATTTACCACGACCGATTTTATAATCAGTCAGTTTGTTAGTAACCGTTTGATAGTTACATCCATTCATTGCACACCAGGCACGAATGTCACCAGATGTAACGTTTTCCCCGTAAAGGTTTTGAAGTGAACTGACAATGTATTCAGAAGAGATAGACATGATGAAGTAGTGGTTTTGTCCTACGAGTATATTATAACCCACAGGAGGGAGGTCTCCCCACCTCCTGTGACACTTATCAAAGTGGTCAACAAATCAGATCGATGAACTGATTTAGAACCTTTTTGTTCATTGATTTAGATTTCAAGTTTTTGATGAAAGCTGACTTAATTTTTGATTTAGAAGCTCCATCTTCAACATCAAAATTCGTATCAGTATTCAAAGAAGAATTTAACATACCAAAGTAAGAAGTATATCCAGAAGTTTTAATGTTACAAAATTTTTCTTTTTTCATTTTTTTATATTTATCATCACTAATGGAAGATTCATACCTATGAATGAATTTACTAAATTCACTACTTGTAAGAATACGAATTCCAATAAAATTTACCTGTGGAAATTTCTCCCTCAAGTCTTTCAACAAAACTTCTGTAAATTTATAAAATTCATATTCAATCTGGTAAGTGTGTCCTGTTTTACGATTTCGAAGATAACTTCCAATTTTAGGATAATGATTTCCAATTTCCGTAACACCATTATAAGTATAGGGACTAAAAAATGGAACAGAATTAGCTTCTCCATCCGTCAAAATAACACATTGAACTTTTTGAACCTTATTCTTCTTTTGAAATTGAGGAATAATCTCATGAAGACAAATAATAGACTCATTCAAAGGAGTTCCACTTAGAGAATAATTTGAAGGAATGTCATAGTAACCCCTACATGAATTAGAGTAAGCCAATCTCCAAAAATAAAGCATCTGCTTTTCAAGTTCATTCTTTTTCACATCACTGGTGAAAAAATGAATAAGATTCATATCTCTACCGATGTTCAACTTATATTCACCAAACTCCTGATAGGTGATGTCTTGCCATTTTTTATTATACCTTGAGCAATTTTCGTCGATGTAATTATTAGTAAAGGCATAAACATCAAAGGGAATTTTTACTTTATTACAAAAAATAATCAGATTGTAGAGTTGTTTAACAGTATCAAGAAGAGTATTTGACATTGAACCAGACCAATCAAGAATAAAAATCAATCCATGATTTTTACCATCAGCAAGAGTAGTAACTCTCTTGAATAGGTCTTCATTATATTTGTAAGTATGGAGTTTAGAACAATCCAAAACACCAGTTCTTGCAGTTGTGGCTCGTGAATAAGAATCTGCAGACTTTTTAGATTCAAACTCTTTCACCAAGTAATTCACTTCTTTTTGTGCAGAAGACTTGAATTTTTTATAATCATTGTCAGCAATACTATAATCTGTAGGTTTAGGCCAAAGATATTCTTCATAATATGAATCCCAATATTCTTTGGAAGTTGTCTGATCAGTAAAGAAATCTTGCAATTCAGAATAAACTTTGTTATTAGAAATTACAATTTCTTCAAGATTTACTTTAGGAACTTCAAAATAAACCGAATCACTGGAACTCTCATTCCCGTTCAGTTCCTGAACTCCATCACTAAAAGTACTATCAGTTTCAACCTTTGGTTCTTCATTAGTATCATTAGAACTATCTACACTTGAACTACTATCACCACCACTACTTGATTCAAGATTTTCATCTTCTCTCTTTTCTGCCTCCTCAATCATTTCTTCATGAGTCATACCATCTTCACCTTTACCAGATTTCTGATTGGGAGTTTCAATATCTGAAACTTTCTGTTGTTCAGATTTACAGTACTTGTACAGAACCTCAGCTGCAAGAACTGCATCTGAAAAAGTCTCACATTCAGAAATCATGTTGACAATTTCCATCTCCTCACCTCTTTGGATAGGAATATCAACAAAGTTACCAATCTTGAACCAAAGATTTACACGATCTGCAAGATTCATTTTAGAAAGATCTTCTTCTTCAAGACCAAAGAAATCATCTTCAGAAAGTTCTTTATAACCTCTGTAAAAGGTTTTTGAGATACCAGAATACCGACGTTTCATCAGTTTCTCAATACGAGCATCTTCAGTCACATTGACAAACTGTTTAGGAATCTTACCCTCAAAAGACCAATCATTAGGAGTGTAAAGTGCATGACCAACTTCATGACCTACAAGCATATCGTAGACATCATTACTGGCTCGTTTCCACATAGGAAGAGTCAGAATACGACGTTCAACATCAAATTGAGCCGTCTCAACATTACGATTCTCTACAATCAGATCTTCTGTTGCAAGAAGTTTAGCCAGCTGGGACTTGATTTCGTAATTGATCGGCATGGGTAGTTTTCTCCGTTACCCATATAATACCAAACTTCAGATCCTGCTGGGAGTTACCAGTGACAGTTTTTCATGTGTCCACTTGAGAACCATCTTCTGTCACCATCCTTGAGAATCCTTTGACCTTTTCAAATTTTATTACATCATCAAACTTATCTTCAAGACCATTTTTATGAGAAATGACAAAGATGTTAGCATCTTTAATCACATATCTAATAATTTTTAAGAATTCTTCAGTTCCAAATCCATCAAGAGAAGAGTCAAAAACCTCATCCATAATCAAAAGATTTGTATTTACAGAATTTTTAAATCTTGCAATCTCTCTCCAAGTGAAAAGAAGAGCTAAATCAATTCTCATTTTCTCTCCTTCAGAAAAAGAAGAATATGAAAAGTCTTCATGAATTGGAGATTCAATTGTTTCATTAAACTCATCATCGAGTTTAAAATTGATATAAAAGTCCATTAACTGGAGATACTTGTTCACCGATTGATTAATCAGTGGAAGATACTTTTTGACGATTAGAGATTTTACTCCACCGTCTTTCAGAAGATTATAAGAAAAATCATAATATGAAATTTTTTCTTTTAAATCGGCAAGTTGTTGGTAAGTATCTTCCAACTTTTCTCTGAAAGACTCTAACTTCTCATGTTCAGAATTTCTATTTTCAAGTCTGTTGGCAGTAGTTTGAATTTCTGATTCCAGTCTCTTGATCTGTTTCTGACATCCAGAGATGTTAGTATTGTTTTGATTAACGTCATTAAGTAACTTTCGAATAACTCCTGAAATAGTATTAAATTTTGACTCTCTCAACTCCTCTTTTTCAATTGCTTCTTGAAGTTCTTGAAATCCCTTCTGCAATTCTTGTGCTTTATCTTGAGAGTCCTTGATTCTATTTACACGAAATGATTCTTCAATATCTTGATCACAGGTAGGACATACAGTATTCTCAGTAAAAAATTTGTGTTCTTTTACGATGTTACTAATTTTTTGAGTAATCTTACCTTTACAGTTTCCATATTCTTTCAATTTAGAGGAAGCATCTTCAAACTCACTGACAATTGATGATTGAGTATCTACCTCTTCACGAAGATGATCATTATCTTGTGTATACTTTTCAATTTCTACATTGAGATCACTAATAACTTGACACTTTTCCTCAATATTCTTCTTACCTTCACTCAGAATCTCATCAATAAAGTTTTTTTGCATTTCAACTTTATCTTTAAGTGATTCTTTTTTCAATTCAAAGGTTTTAATTTCATCTCGAATTGTTCGAATCTTTTCCTTGATGAGAGTATTCATCGATGAAAAAATCTTAATATCCAAAAGATCTTCCACAACTTCTCTTCTACTCGAAACAGGAAGTTGCATAAAAGGAACAAAAGTGGAAGAACCAAGAATTACAATTTGAGTAAAACTCTTATAGTTCATCTTTAAGACATTCTGTTCCAACCACTTTTGTTGATCAATGGCAGAGTGTGATTGATCTAACTCTTCACCATCTCTATGAATTTTAAAAATATTAGGTTTAATTCCTCTCTCAATTTTCCACTCAGTTCCATTCAAATCAAATTCAATTTCTACCAAACAATTCTTCTCATTGGTAGTATTGATGAGTTGATTTTTATTAATCTTACGGAATGACTTTCCATACAAAGAAAAAGTCAATGCATCAAGAATAGTTGACTTGCCAGCCCCGTTTGTTCCGATAATAAGAGTTGTAGAAGTTTTATCCAGTTCAACTTCTGTGAAATGTTGCCCGGTAGAAAGAAAATTACGCCAACGAATATTTTTAAATGTGATCATCAGAGGTATCAATATCAGGAGGAATTACAATATCATTAGAAGTTATAACAGTATATCTGTGCCCATGCATTTCACAAGTTTTTATCATCACTTCATCTTCAATTTCAAGAACTTTCATTTTAGGATAACCCATATCTTCCAGTTGCATTACATATCTGGTAGCATCATCTTCTTCTTCAAAAATAAAAAGAACTTCTTCATTATCCTCATCAATGAGAGAATAAGCTCCCTTCTTTTCTTTACCAGCAACTGTAATAATATACATTACCCTAATTCACACGCTTCTTGATATATTTCTCTGATAATTGACTGGATGTTGGATTTATCGAGTTCAGTATCAGTCTCTTGTATATATCTATCAAGAATAGAAAGTGTATCTTCAGATTCAAAAACTTCACTTTGTTCTTCAGTAAGAGAAGAAAAGTCAAAATTTTCTACAACCTTCAAATCAGCAATTCCGGAAGAATAAAGTTTATCAACAAACTTCTCAAACTTTTTAATATCACTCTTCTTACGAACAATAAGTTTGACAATTTTATTCTTGTATTCTGAAGTATCGAATATTTGATAATCTTGATCTTCGTAATAGATATTGTAAAAGATACGATAAGGATTATTTACCGGATAATGTTCTAGAGTTTCTGTATCAAAAACAGTAAATCCTCTTGGATCATTTACATCAGTCCAATAAATTTCATAAGGATTTCCTAAGTAGAATATTCTTCCGTTGTCCGATCTAGTGTGATAGTGACCGCTGAAGACTTTGGTGAACTTGTCAAATAGTTTGCTCTCCATACCATGATCCATGGTGATTTGTTTATTAATTCTAAATCCCTGGAGCTCAAGGTGCCCCATCGCACACTTGCAAGATGTCTTTTGAATAAGTTTTTCAGTTTGATTTTGATTTTGTTCATTAATCCAAGGAATAAAAAGTGTTTTCAGATTTCCAAGTTCAACTTCTGTTGCAGAAGAATAAACTTTAACATTATCATACTCTTTGAGTAGAAGATTTATTGCATTGATTTCATTTGTGTTTTTATAGTAGGCATCATGATTACCAACCATCAAGTGAACTTGAATTCCTCTTTGTTTAAGAGGATTAAAAACAACTCTTTTTGCCCAATCAAGAGATTTAAATTCAATACCTTTCCTACTATCAAAAGCATCACCCATATGAACTACAGTATCAATACCTTGTTCATCTAGAGTTGGGAAGAAAGTATTTTTATAGAACTCCTCAAAATAATCATGAAAGAGTTTAGAACCCTTTCTAGCACCATAATGAGTGTCACTCAAAATACCAATTTTCATTTTCCTCCTTTTTTCCTATTTTCTTTTTGAGTAATTACTTGTAGATTGTCTGGGTGATGAAGTCCGCCCTTACATATTGGAATAATATGATCGACCTCATAGGGAATGCCTGTCTCTTCAGTCAATCGTTTTGCTTCAGCATATAACTCCAGTATAACATCCTTTTCTGCTTCAGTCAGGTCTGGAGTTTGGTTTCTCACCTTCGCTCTCCTATTTGCTGCTCTGGCGTTTACTTTCTCTTTGGGTACCCTCAACCACTGTTGTTGATACTTTTCGTAGTTCTTTTCCCTCCAGGCTTTTTGTTTCTTTAATTGATTCTCCTTTGTTCTATAAGGTGCCATCAACTCCTTATCAGCAAGTTTCTTTAATCCTGCTTCCACCACACACTTACAGCAACCATAAGTTGAAACATACCTCTCATATGTTCCACATTTCTTACATGGAGTGGCAGAGAGGTATCTCTTCTTCCCCTCTGATATTGCTTGGTCTCTGTTCTTTTTACTCTCAGCAGGATATTGATTAGCCATACAGCACCATAGTGTCTATATTATATAGAATTATAACACATTATGGAGCATCTGTATGCTTTGGTTTGAATTCTTTCATTGGTTGTGATCCAGTCAAGTCTCTACGAGATTGATTCTTGATTACAATGAAGGCATCTTTGTTATACTTACGAGTAC